AGAGCAGCCATGATTTCTGCTTCGATGTCAATACCTTGTTGGGCTTGTGCATCTTGGGCAGCTTCAAAGGTCCAACGAGCTGAGAGCTTACGGCTCTTGGCTTCAACTGGTGCCTTCAAGATTTGAATGCTCATGCGCTTTCCTGGTTGACCTTCTAGTTGGCTAGTTGCAGCAGCCCGAGGGGTAGCGTCAACACCATTACCAGAATAAGCAGCAGCAATCTTGAATGGGCTTAGCGCTTCTTCACCTGCAACTACTGTACCATCAGAGTCAGCATAACGAACACGTAGAGTGTGGATCTGTGCAACAGGTCCAGTCATTGGCTGAACGCCGATGATTTCGTTAGCAATAACAGTCGGCATAACACGACGGATTACTGGAAGAATAACACGGTTAAGTGTTGCGATGTTACCAGCGCTTGTAGCACCAGCGGTTGCGCTCTCAGCCAAGTGACGGCGTGTGTTCTCTAGGCAAACTGCCATAGATGACTTACGTGTACCAGATAGGCCTTCAAGCAGAGCTTCTTTGGTCTCTGACCATCTTTCATTTAATAATTGTGACATTTTATGTCTTCTCCTTGAATTTAATTATTTTAGACCCGCTAACTTGCGGATGTCTAAGATGTTATCTAAGCCTACCTCGGGCTTGCTTTCACGATTACCAGTTACTTCAGTGCTTTCTGCTAACATAGCTTTTTTAGCTACAGGCTTGGCACCTTCCATTACTGCGGGTAGGTATTTGTCAAATGCAGCATGTAGTTTGCCTGTTTGTACAGACTCTAACAATTCTTGCATTACGACTCTCTTTTCACCACTTAATGGTGCTACTAACTCAGCCATTACATTCTTGCGCTCCATTAAATCCTTGGTAACACGAATTTCGCGTTGTGTGGATTCAACTAAGTTTGCTTTTTCTGCAATAGCTTGTTTAGACTCTGCTAGCTCTTGATCTTTCTTAGCGATGATCTTTAACAATTTACTTGTCTCAGACTTCTCGTTTAGGAAGGAACCTGCATATTCTTGTGCAAACGCTTCATACAATCTACGACCAAAGTCGTTGTTACGAGCACTGTCAATATCTTCTTTCAACTGGTGAATTTCAGATGTCAACTTGTTAGTGACTACGCTTTCAACTACTTTTGCGCTTTGTGTAATAAAGGCTTGACGAATCTCATCAAACTTGCTCTTGGCTTCACGAACTAACTTAACTTTAGTTTCAGCTAGATCCTTCTTGTCAGCGGCAAATTCACTGATCTCTTTTGCTAGAGCGTGTACAACAAATTGCTCTAACTTACCAAAGTTCTCAGAAACTTTCTTACGGTCTCCTTGGAACTCTACTAACTCTCTGCCTAATTGGTTCATAACAAAACTCTCTAACTTCTTAGCATCTTCACTAATACGTGTTTGGTATTGTGCTTTTGCTTCAGCTAGTGCTTTCTTGTCATTGTGCAATTCGGCCATTTCTGCGGCCAATCTATCGCTTAACATCTTGTCGATTGCTTCAACCATAACAGACTTATCATGGCTGTATTTTTGTGCAAACTCTTCACGAAGTTCTGCGGTTACTTGGTCGCGATTTTCTTGAATCTTTTGAGTGAAAGCGTTTTCGACAGCAGATTTTACTTCTTCTGACATAACACCTGACTCTACTAATTGTTTGAATGCGTCCAACATTAATTTCTCCTCGGGCTTATTTTAGACCTTTAATAATCTGCAAGAGAGATTCTTGCAAATATTTCTGGGCCTTTGGATCTTCTTTTACTTCTTTTGCAACCTGGAATGCTTTGTATCCACCACGTGCGTTCATCAAATGCTCATAAACGGGTGTAGGATACGCACCTGGTGCGCTTGGCTGTGCAACTATATCAACTGTGATAATTTCGAAGTCAGATACTTTGCCGCTCATATCGTCAACGTTGCCGCTGCCTCTTGAGCTGACGCCAAGTTTTACACCGGCTTCTAACATAGTTCGAATTAAGTTACCCATCGGTGTTGGTAAGATTTTAAACTTACCATAACCGTTAGGACCTTCCATCCACATATTTGTTATCATATGGGACACACGGTCCAAATTTACTTTAAGATCATCTGGGTGATCAACTTCACCTAAGACAGAATAACCGTTCTGAATCTGATCATTAAGTGTTTTCACAGCACGTTCAATTTCGTCTACAGGGTAGACACGTTGATTAGCGTTGCGAATACCACCTTGAATGGCAATGCCCTTCAAGTGAAGATTCTTGCCATCCTTGTCATCCGACTCAAGAATGATGCCGGACTGATCAAAACTTAGGTGTTCTCTTAGATACGTGGGTTTCATCCAGGTTCTCTAATTATAGTTTCTTAAGAAATGTAGGGATCTTAGCAACACTGGTTTGACCAGCTTTGTCGCCTGTTCCGGAACCTACTGGTCCTGGAGCAGCACCCTTCTTCTCAGCGCCATGGCCACCAGCAACTTTGCTTAGTGTCTTAACGCCAGACTTAACTCCGTCAACATTGTGCATGCCACTAGCAAGTTTTTCACCGGCTGTTTTTGTAATGCCGTTGTTTACTTTACCTGGGCTTGTACCAGTGTTGCTCTGACCTTCAGCTTGGCCTTGTGCTAGATTTTTAGCATTAGCGCCGCTGTTTGGCTTACCAGAACCACTGCTGATTGGGCTTTTACCTTCTACTGGAGCACCTTCTTTATCGCCTGTACCAGCACCTGCGTATTGGCCTTGAGCTTTCTGTGTGCTACCTTTTTCCCAGTTAGTACCAACGTTCTCAGTGTACTCACGTGTCATACGACGACCTTCGAATGCTGGTTGACCCATCATTTCCATTTCGTCTTCTTCGCCACCTTCTTCGTCACCGAACTCACCGTGTGGCTCTTCAGAACCTTGGGCTTGTTCTAGTTTAGCAAAGGCTGCTTCTAGTTCTTCAATGGCGTTCTTGATGTCAAAAATGGCTGCGTCTTCACCTTCTTCGCCACCCATTTCACCGTCCATAGCACCAACGTCAGCGCCGAAGTCGTCTGTAGCGTCACCGCCCATATCGCCTTCTTCGTCGTCAGCTTCCATGCTGTAGCTGTCTTCTAGGTCAACGGATTCTTCTGTTTCTTCTGCAGACTCGTCCATTTCTTCTTCGTCAGCGGACTCATCCATTTCTTCTTCATCGCTGCTTTCGTCCATTTCTTCGTCAGCGGCTTCGTCCATTTCTTCTTCTGCTTCTTCAGCAATTAAATTCTCATAGATATCTCTTGACTTCTCAACAACGATCTCATGGAATAGCTCATTGGCTTTATCCATTTCTTCATTGACGATCAAGTCTAATAGTTGTTCAAACTTTGTAGACATTGCGGGTTTTCTCCTTAATTAGTTTCGCGGCAAGGCTGTGTTGTTATTTAAACACTATTATATAAACGTGTTGGAAATAGGCCAAAAAGCGTCTCTTTTTGACCGAAGAAGATGAAATTTAATAAGTTTTTGTCTAAAATATTTAAATTCTTGACGAAAAATATTAAACTACCTGATTATACGGCTGCTGCTTCCGGAGGAGGCGTAGCGTACATCTTTCTAACTAATGCTAGTTCTTCCTTCTTTTCGGACTCTCTAGCGTCACCTGCTTTACGCAAATCGTTTAACATACGAAGTGTTAACCGTGTTTTTCTAAGGTCACTAGACTTTAAAACGCTAGTATCGTTGTCCGAATTATAGCGATTATCATCAGTCATACTTGCCTGATTTTTATCAAAGTAAATGAATTCTCTTAAAAACATAGTAATATTTATGCTGGAGGTGCAGATCCTGGAGCTGCCGGAGCTGCTTCTGCACCAGGTTCACCTTCTGGAGGAGGTGCAGATGTTGCACCTGATAGCGAATTCATGTCTGCACCCATACCATTTGCTGTAATACCTACTGAACGTAGTTCAGCATTTGCTGGCAATTCTGTATCCTCGTCTACGTTTTCTTCTTTCCATAGTGTTTCGTTTTCTACAATTTCTTCTTGTGTTAGTCCTAAGAAGCGTTTTAATGCAAAACGTTTGCTGATAAACGGAACGGCTGCTACTGTAGTGTATGTGGTTACACGGGCAGTATCCATTTCTGTTTGACGGAAAGCGGCAAAATTCTGTGGAGGATTAAACTTAACATCAAATATGTTGCTGTCAACATTAATGCCTTTGTTGTGTAGATACAGTTTAAACTCTGTATCAAATACATCATTCATTAGGCTTTGTAATCGTTCGCAGTACTTGTTAAATCGGAGTTCTTGGATGTAGGCTGTTCCAACTCTACCATCATTAAAGTTAGATCCGCCGTCATCGGGACCAGTAGGTAGATAACTGCTAGGAATGCGTAAAGCCCTAAACAACTTATTAGTAAAATATTTAAGATCATCAATCTCTCCCAAGTTAGTGCCGCCTGGTAAGACTTCAACTTTACTACCGCGGCCTTCTGCTGTCTGTGGGAAGAAGTAATCTTCGTTGATACTTAATGGATTGTAACCAGCGTCAACAACGGTCTGTCCACCACCTGTTACACTAGGTATTCGTCTTTGATTTACTTCGTTTTTAACTCGTTCAACAAAGCTCATGGCTAAGTGACTTGGCATGTTACCAACGTCAATATAGAACACTCTACGCTCAGGAGCACGTTGTATACGATAGATAATAATAGCATCTTCAAGCAGTTCTTTTTGCTTGTAGACTTTAAAAATACTTTCTAAAAGGCTTGTTCCAAAAGGAAAATTGTTGTCAAGACCTTCACTTAAACTGATATGAATAACGTGTCTTGCATCAATGTTATACTGATTTTCTGTTTTAGAAAATCTATTTCCATTTAAGTTTGTAGGGAACGCACCAGTCATTCCTCGTGAGCCGCCTGCACCGCCTTGTCCTGCAGCATAGCTACTAGCATATTGGCTTCCACCACCTGTTACATTACTAGGACTGATAGCAGTTGTAGCCAATGTTTCTAAGTTAGGATTAAAATCGCGGATAACATATTGTTCAGGTTTCTTACCTTCGCTTTCGTTGACAATAATGCGATCAACTTTCTGTGAATCAACGAACATCCAAGCCTGTGTTTCTGGATCACGAACAAAGAATGCATCACCGTACTTGAATGTATTTCTTACAATTTTAAAAATTCGTTTGTCAAATTTATTAAGTTTAGTCCACTGTTGCATGAACTTTTTAATAATCTTAGTTTCAGTACCTGTAGCCTGTTCTTTAAAGAATACACGGAAAGGTGTACCGCTGTCTTCGTTAGTTTGACTGCAGAACTCTGCAAGAATATCCAGTGC